GGCGGCAGCGGCTGCTTCGGCTGCTGCTGCTGCTGCGGCGAATAAGCCTGCGACTGCGTCTGCTACTTTAGATGCGTCTGGAGGTTCCCCGCCCACAAAAGAGGGGTTTCAGTCTGCGGCAGACATATATACCGACGCTCTGGAGCGTCTGAGGCTAATGGCGTTTTAGGCAGCTTTAATAAAATATAGACACTATTTTCTATTAGACAATAGTGTCTATAGACTTTTTATATAAAATATTTATTTAGCCGGGGCAGGAGCAGAAGAAAGCGCTTTCTTGTCTTCGCGTGCCATAATGCGAGATGAATTCTTAGTCTTCATTTCCTTAATCCAGGCCGGAACCAATTCTCCAAAAACATTCGTTACCTTACCATTGCTATACTGAATCATATATCCACCCTTTGACATAGTGTAAGGAGCTTTCAGAGTATTCAAATAATTATATGGTCCCACTGTTGCCTGCGTATCAGTCCATTTCGGAAGAATCCAATCACTAAATCCAATAGTCGTTGAACCAATAACCACTTTTACAATATTGCCTTGTACAGGATCACATACCTCACTTGCCACTAAGGTCTTACCATTTGGCATTGTCCACCAGCTAATACAATAGAGATCCATGATCATTTCAAAGATCTCATGACTGAGACATTGTGCAACTGTAATACCATTGGGCACGCTGTTATTATAAAGGACTGCTCCTCCATTACTGAGAACGGGATTCACAAAGACTTTTCCATACGGGCGCCCACTTGTTTCGCCATGGTATCCAATTACACCAGACACATCAGGCGCATCCTGGATATAGATACATACCTGTGTTGTGATAGCTTGATTCTTAGGAATTGTTAATATTCTAATAGTCTTAAGTCCCCAGTCATTGCAGAAGGTTGGGACAAGAATACCCAAGCCAGAAACCATACTGGCCATCTGGGCATCGGTCACCTTCGTGCTGTTGTTCTGAATGTAAATGGCCTGCAGTGCCATATTCTTATGATATAAACGTATCTAAAATTCAAACATAACCTATATTTTGAATTTTGGATTATTTGGTCTTTTAGCAAGTCTTACACATTCAAAGCGATGGTGTTTCCTACCGGAGGCTGTGCACGACGGCGACGACGACCGCTGGTATTGCCAGTACGGCCGGACTCTTGGCTCATTAGATCTTCAGCACTGACCACGGAGGCGGCGGAGTTCATGGCGGCGGCAACGGCCGGCTGGGTGGCATATCCTGCCGCCGGCTGGGGAACGGAAGCAGCGGCGGCTTCGGCACGACGAACCTCCTCAAACGTTTTCAGAATATCCTCCACGCCGGCGCCACTGGGTCCGGCCATCTCGCGCCGCGCCGTTTGGCGATTCACGGTGGGTGTGGGCTGGGAAGATTCAGGGACGGCCGTGGGAATCGTGGAGCTCGATGCAAAGAACGCTCCCGCGGGACCTACGGACGAAGGCGCGAAAGAGCCAGGTCCTCCATTGGCGGGAAAGGCCTGGGGCGTCGCTGGCGGCTGAACACCCATCGCCATTCCCATGAAATTCCCAAACCCGGGTCCAGCCTGTTGCGCCGCCGCCGTTGCCATTTGCCGCGCCAACTCGGGATTTCTTCTGAGCACCTCATCCATGGAAGGCATCTTGCTACGGAAGAAGGTATTGCTCACGTGGCACATAAATCCAGAACCTCCGACTGCCATCACCAGGCGCATCTCAGGAGACATCTTCCCGCGATCCTTGTATTTATCATAAAGTTCCTCGAAAATCTCATCAAAATCCTCAATATTCTCATGCACGGATTCTGACCAACCATCCAGCTTTACGTCAAAGGGATCGAAGCGGCCATTGAGCCACTCCATTCCGGTGATAGCACCCATCAACATCTGGCGCTGGAACTTCAAACTAGTCTCAAGTTGGCGGGCATCCACCAGGCGAAAGTATTCGGTCTTGATCTCCTCGAGGGAATTGTCCATGGTGAACTTGCGCGCCACGGGAAATCCCTTTTGCTCCAAGCGCTGGAGTTTGTTCAAATAATCGGACTTCTCCTTCTTCTCGGCCTCCGGATCTCTGGCCGGCGTGGCGAGACTAACTCCGGGTCCGGTGGCAGTCTGGGAATTCCCGAACAGCCCGCCAAACATCCCCTTGCTTTCCGGCTGAGCGGCCTCGCGCACCACATTCACCTCCAGTGGAGAGCCGCCAAAGTTATTCATATCAATGGGTTGAGCATCAAAAGCGATAGGCTCGAGAGGCTCTAGAGGTGCGAAATCAATGCGACTCGCAGATGCAGATGCAGATGCATTGGAAGGCGGAGGAGCATATGAATTAATATTGATAGTGCGTGCACCATTATCATAGCCACTGCTCGCTACGCTGATAGTGCCACTTCCACCAGAACTATGATTGGTTGAAACCTTGCTGGGGTTCATTAACATTGAGAGACCAAGATCATCTGATAGATCGCCCAGCTCAATAACATTGCCCATGTCATTATCAAACCGGAGGCTATCTCCCCCCAAGGCGACACGCTCCATATCTGCAATTGATACCGCCATCTCTTCTTCTTCTTCGCTTAGCCTTGCTTTTTAGGCTTTGATATAATCCGCAGCTTTTGCTGAGGCAGCAGAGGCAACCGTACAATCCATAACCATGCACAAACAATCGGCCAAATCGCTCTTCTTCTTCTGTTCTCCAAACCATCCTACGCCACGTCCATCAGAGCAATCAATTCGCACAGTCCCTGCGCCTATGGCCGCCATAACTCTTGCCTCTGAAGCTCCCTTACGTTCGGCATACCCTTCGTCTCCTTTCGTCGCACCACTCGTCTTTCTACCAGCATGAACCAGACGTACCTTAGGCCGCGGCGAACAAAGATCACGAATCGTAGCAAAAAGCATCATCTGCACACTCTTCATGACAGGATTCTTCAACACGGGCTGATTCTCCAGCAAAATCTCCTTGCAGCTAGAAAAAAGTTCCAGATTCCGAAGAACTACAGAGCGAATGCCGTCATGAAGATCTTCCAACTCCATCTTTTTTACCACGACAGGGGGCTTTGGGAAACAATAGCGGCTCTCTAGGAACTCTGTGACTGCCGCCTTGGATTTGAGCGCCTTCTTATCAGCATCAGCACGACGAGCCAACTCCTTTAACACATCCATCTTAGGAACCTTCTTTAACAAATTTCCAGATAAATCTCGAAGAGCAGGTGTAAGAGGGGGACAGTGGCGGACACAATATCCTTTAGCGGTTGTGGCATGCCAGTAGCCGGCTTTTGATGCACAACTCTGGCACTTATTGCTGGCTGCATCACCTTCCGCTGTGTCTCCCGAAATGATATTCTCGTTTGCCCAGCCACGGACTGTTGTTTGGGTAGATGTGCGGTCAGCGCAACACCAGGCCAGATTCTTAATGCCAATATCAAAGGCAAGAATACGGCTCATGTATATGTCTTTCTTAATGATATTTTTATGTGGCCATAGAACGCGTAAAAATGTTGGGGTATAGTAGAAATGAGTAGCACTGGAACTGGTAGCAATGCAAACGTATATGAGAATGCTGGTGGAATTAATGTATATAGTAATCCTAACACAGGTATGGGTCGCCGCAGAAACAATCGTAAGAACCGTCGCGAGACCCGCCGCAACAATCGTCGCGCCAATCGTCGCAACAATCGCCGCGCTAATCGCCGCACCCAGCGCCGTAACAATCGCCGCAATTAAGTAATCTTACCAGAAATAATACATATATAATTTTATATAAGTATTATTTTATTACAGCTTTAGAAAATTAAAATGACTAATTAAAGCGTATTAGCGTTTACAAAAATATATACATAAAGAAAAGATGAACACCGGTAACAATATAACATTAGTATATAAGACATATCAAAATGATTTAAAGTGGATATATTATAGTCTGTTAAGTGTTAAAAAATTTGTAAAAGGCTTTGATGAAATTATTATATATTGTCATGATATCTGCTGTGACGAATTATACGCATTAATACGTAAAATTCATATAGAATGTCGCATAATACCTGTCTCGTATGACTATCATGGATATCTAAAACAAATGGTTGTCAAAGCGAGTTGTTTCAAAGATGTTACAACAAAATATATTATTATAATTGATAGTGATAATATATTTAATGTTGACTGTAATATGAAAGATTTTATTTTACCCTCTGGAAAAATAGAATGGTATTACTGGAATAATTTGCCAAAAGATCATGATATTAGAGTATGGAAAGAAGCATATGAATCTATGACAAAAACAGAGCAACACATTCATTATATGGCGAATGGGTTTCCATTTGTATTTACAGTAGAATCAATGAAGGGTGCATATGATAAATTTATTGAACTGCACGGTGAAGATTATAATACATTTTGTTTGAATGGATGTTTAAAATACAAAATTAATGTAAAAGAACCTATTTCTGGCGAACAAGGGCGATTTTTAGATTTAGCAAAGATATTTGAAGAATTTGAGTGGTTAGGTTATTATTGTCATAATTTTTCAGAAGATTATGTATTTATATCAACAGAATATAGAAATACAAAAAATAGATTAACACAATTTTGGTCTCATGGTGGTATAACAGATGATATAAAAAATCAAATAGAAAAAATATTAGATGTAAGACACCTGGAATAACACAAACTGTTGTCACAACTTACCAGAAATAATACATATATAATTTTATATAAGTATTATTTTATTAAATGCCCTAAAAACGACCTCTAACCGTATTACGCCCACCCTCATATACTTTTGTCAACATGGGAGAATCATGAACCTCACCAGGCACAGAGGCTGCAAATGTTCCGAAAAGCTTAGGAGCCTTATCCTTCCTCTCAATGCCTATTCCACCGCGACTACCCGCTACAAACCCACAATCGCTCTGTTCGCACATGACATATGCAAGAGGAGGCGCCTCAATTCTTGAATCATAGACAGTTCCAGCACCAGTCACCTCAGCTTGACGCTTACGCGACAGATGTATTAATTCACTGCCATTTTTCTGCATCCACTTGCGAGTAGCAAATTGCTGGCCGGCAGCAACATTCTTTGAGCAATTTGGCCGATAATCCGTAACTAGACGACCATCATCCATTTGAGCGGCAATCTGGGGATAACGATTATCAGGCGTTGGTTGAGTATTCTTGACTGGTGCCTCATTCTTTTTCACGTGAGTTTCAATAAGATACTCAGATGGCTGAGTGAAAAACCAGGGGCTTTGCGGTTCGCGGAATCCGTTGATATCCATCTAACGTGAACTACCAAATTTAAGCCTTCTGCAAATCAACACTGAAACCGGCATCAACACCCTCTAACTCCCCATCGACAGGTATAAGAGGCTCGGGCACAGCCGGTGCAGGCTCACCCTGCTTCTTGAGAGCATCGATCAGATCGCGCTTCTTCAGAGGGACACCTGATATGCCACGTTGACGAGCCAGAGCCTGGAGCTCCTTGGAGCTCATAGACTCATAGTTTGCATCCATCTTACGAATGGATGAAGAACCTGTCTCTGAAACTTCGGCCTCCATAACAGGCTCCAGAGACCGGAGAAGCTCCTTCTCCTCAGTCGCAACTGCATCAATCTCCTTTAACATATCAGCATACGACTCCTCGCTCACCTGCTCAACATCGGCAGGCGCAAGAGGTGCCGGGTTTGATATAGGCTCCACCATATCAGGTCCCATCATACTGGCCTCAGTGCTTATCTTGAGCGACATCAGCAGATTCTCGAGAAGACCTACACGCTTCTCATTCTGGTTCATGCGGCTGTACAGATAAAAGCAGACAGCGCCGAAGATTAATGTTAGAATAATACCGACGGTTAAACTATCTCCTAGGCCACTCATTTCTGGTCGGATGAAGGAAAGCGTTTCTTTCATACGGCCGCAGTGGTTCGACCAAAGGTCTTAGCCACGGGCTTCGACCAAAGGTCTTAGCAAAGGCCTCACACCTAAGACAAAAGTCCAAATTGCTGCAAAAGCAAATCGACACTACTGACTTCACAGATCCCCTTTTGCACTTTGTAAGAAAATTCGTACTTCCCCTTTGCTCTCCACGCCGCCACACACAGTCGCTTCACCTTTTCAGGAGCAGTATGGGCGAGAGTGTAGACGTGGGTACTGATAATACTCAAGCAATTGGTCTTTTCCCAGAGTGATTTGCAGAATATCTCACTGGTGCGCTTGGCATCGGGAGGATTTGTACTGTGAAAAAGTTCATCGTAAAGAACTAATCCTCTTCCTCCCTGTTTCTGGAGCACTGCACTTCCAAAGGCCACCTCTCTTTCGAACATACTCTGTTTTCCAGGGCTATCATCAAGTCGCATGCCATCGGCAATCCATGTAAAAGGGGTCATTTGTGCCTTTTTGGCAAAGACGGCGCCGAAGCTGTGGGCGACCACAACATTCATGAGAATTCCTCGGAGAAAACTGGATTTTCCACCACGATTAGGACCCGTTAGAACGGCGTGAGTGGCTGCCACTTCCTTTGCTGCCGCGCCTGCAGCCGCAGCAGCCGCACCAAGCCGCACCGAACTGACAACGCGAGATTCCACGGGGATGCTCGGATCGCCAAACTCCTTTATCATAAGTTGCGGCGATCCTCCATTAACGAACTGCGCCGCCACCACATCAGCGCGCCCAGCAAGTCGCAGCAACACCTCAAACCGCCCAAGACTTCTCATAGCGTGCGGTAGCCAGAACGGATTTTCCAGAACAAAGGCAAATGCCTGGCGTGCATCATCAGGGCACAAGGGTATCCAATTCTCAAGCCAACAAGACATCCACTCGCGCCACTCTCCACATAACTCTGCAGCAATTCCTTTTACACGAACTATGAGATTTCCAAGATTTAGACAATCGCCATCAAGGATCATAAAATGACGAGCCTGTTGAATGGGCTGCCACATCGCCTGGCCAATTGTGAACATTGTCCAAGCATTCTGAGCCAATCCCTTTATCTGCGTGGCTACATCGGGTTGCTGCTCGTCTCTTCCCGAGAGTATTTCTTCAGGCGTGCGTGGCATCGGCTGGCCATTCCACATACGCCATAAAATCCCAGAATACTGGGCAAATGTTATAGGAATATTGTAAAATGTCTTCAACATCAAAAATGGCAGAATAACTGAGATAAGAGGGAGGAGAAGTCCAAAGGCAGGTACAACGTAGGATTTGTAGATTGACAGGATGAAAAGTGCAAAAGGGATTGAATTGATTCCAGACCAAGGATTTCCCTTAAAATATACTTGATTGTATCCTTCCGTCTCCACCTGCGTAGGCTCTCGTAGCAAAGAGTCCAACCCTTTTGCACAGGTATTAAGAGCACTTAGAGAGTCCATTGCAATTGAATATTTCATTGTATTTTGATTAACGTATTTTTGAAGTTGGCTAAATGAATTTGCACGTTGCAGACAGGTTGCAAGATTGGGTGGCCAACGTTGAATCCCCTCCTTTATTTGATCTTTTACAAAGGAGTTATCTACTGACAGAATATTGCTTAATGTATCCTCCATCTATTCAGCATTCATCAATGCATATAGTCTAAGAAGCCGCAGCGCTTAAATTTGATTTCGTGTATTACCTAAACCGTAAGTCCCGTTACTATACACATGGCTTCTGTTTCATATGCTTCTGTTCTTTCGAAACCGGTTGAAGTTCCTGAATCAAAGTGTCCGGATACAATCGAGGCTGAAATAACGGATTGGATTGCCATTATGTCTCAGGTAACTCAGCCACCCGAGCAACTTACACGTCTAGTTGAGATTCTTCGTAGAGAGATGGAGACTCCTCAGACGGGATTTCGGAATGGTGCGGGTGGAGTTGCTGGTCAGCGGAATTTTGGAGGGGCAAGTGGAGGCAGTGGAGGCAATGGCAGTGGAGGAGGCAGTGGAGGTTCGACTCCTCCCCAGAATTGGAGAAATAGCTTTAGCGGTTCAAACCGTTTTAGTAGTATGAACCCGGCATCGCAGAAATCGGCATTTGATACCAGGACTGCACCAGTTCGCGGGTCAAGGCCTGGTGCAGCTTCTTCTGGACAGACATCGCCTGTGCAGCAGCAGCAGCAGCAAATACAGTCACAAGACGATAAAACTCCATCTCCCCGCCCCCCAGCAGGTCGTTATCACAGTCGCTTCAAGTCCTCTGGAAATTTGGAAGACAAGATTCTAAATACAATAATTGGTAATAAACTGAATGCATTCACCCCTCTTACATACAATGATACCCGTGACTTTATTTATCAAATCATGGAAAGTGGTGAGACAGAATTTACCCGCGATTTTATCGAGAAGGTCTTCCTGAAGGCTACTCTGGAGGAATTGTATTGTTCACTCTTTGCGAAGCTTATTGCGGAAATTGCCCACAAGTACCCGGTCATTTACGAGGAGATTCATAAGTATAATAAGGAATTCCTAAAGATCTTTGATGATGTTGAAGAAGATTCTGAAGCTTCTTATGAAAGTTTAATAAAGCAAAAGCAATACCGAATGGGATATGGCCAGTTTATTGCAGAACTCACCGGTTCAAATGCGATCGAAAAGAGTGAACTTACCGATATGGTTTCTATAGTTATTGAAAAGATCTATTCGTTTACGGCACTCGAGAATAAGACAAAGGTGGTAGAGGAGTTTATTGATTGTATTATCCGGCTTACGAAGGGTTTACGCGAAAGATATTGCAGTTTCTTTAAAAATGTAAAAGGGGAATTATCAAGTATAGTATCTGAGAAGGTGAACTTCCTTATTTCAAAGTCCGATGTGCGTCCGAGTTTGAGCAATAAAGCGAGGTTTGGGCTCATGGATTTGCGAGATATCCTTCAATAAGAATTATAAATTCTATGTGTTCATTAGAATGGCAAAGTCAAAGTCTGCACGCAAGTTTTCCTTTTTTAGCCGCGTATATTCCCCGATAAACCATCTGGTTTCTGCTACTCGCAAGGTCGGCCGCTCTGCCTTCAAGCGTTCTGGCAAGGTGGTAGATACCGGCCTGGGATTTGTGCAGAATACTGGCAAGACTATAACTGAGGAGGCGAATGCTGGCCTGAGGGGGTTGGTGCGTGGCACTCGTAAGAACCGTAAGAACAGCCGTAAGAATCGTAAGAATAGCCGCAAGAGTGGTGGTGGCCGCAAGGCGTCCCCTAAGAAGCGCAGCCCCAAGAACCGCAAGGCGTCCCCCAAGAAGCGTAAGAACAGCCGCAAGAACAGTCGTAAGAATCGCAAGAACAGCCGTAAGAATCGCAAGAACAGTCGCAAGAATCGCAAGAACAGCCGTAAGAATCGCAAGTAAAGGCGCGACAAGTAAGTTCCATATTTAAATCATAAATTAATGAATAATCCACTTTTTTAATGCATAATCGCACGAAAAAAGTTGATTCCACACCCTTTTACAAAAGGCAAAGTCCCATTTGTGAAAATGCCCCAAAGTCCTAGAATGAAGCAACCACCGGGTCGTGAGAAGAAGGCTGATTCCAAGAAGAATCCTAAGCGTGGAAATCCTAAGGATGATGATGATAGCAGTGTTGATGAGCACGGAAATGTCCGTGATCTGATTGACTATGACTATGAAACTTCCGATGATGAGACTTCTTCCGATCTGAGTATTACGAAATCCGAATTGAAAGCATTAAAGAAATCTGGTAAACTCCCCGAGCGTGTGAAAGAGGGTATTCGTGGAACTCGTCAAGCTGCATTGAAGGCACGCGAGCGCATTCGCCGAGAACTTAAAAAGGAGTCTCGTCGCAAAGTCACTCCCACTACCAATTCTTCCGACAGTAGCTGGAGCGAACTTCGTGATATTCCTCGTCGCAAGGGCGAGTCATATGAGGATGCCTACCGGCGTCTGAAGAAGAAGCGCAAGGAGGAAAGTGAGGAGGAGGAAAGTGAGGAGGAGGAAAGCGAGGAGGAAAGCCAGGAGGAGGAAGAGGAGGAAGTCCGTCCTAAGAAAAAGGGTCGTGGCTTTCTCCCTCGCAAGTCAAAGAAGCGTGAGGAGACTGAGGACGAAGAGGATGGAGAAACCCTAGGATCAGAGGATACAGATGAGGACGATGAGGATTATGAGGAGGACGAAGATGGCGATGCAGAGGATGCAGGTTCAGGATTCAAGGGAATTTCCATCAGTTTCGGCGGGGGTGGTGGTGGCCTTGATGATTCTGAGCGAATGATCCCCAAGCGTCATAACATGAAGAAGGAGTCTATTGATGTGCGCCGCTTTGTGAAGCTGATCACCAAGCCTATGGAGGAGGAAACGATTGATGATCAGATTGACCAGTTCAAGGCTATGGAGGGATCAAAGCAGAAGATCTTCCTGGAGGCTCTGGAGAAACGCTCAGAGTATGTGAAAAAGGAGCAGCCTTTGATGTTCCGCCTTCTGCAAATGAAGCTGACGCCTGAGACTATGGCACTCGTCATGAATAAGTATAATGCTCTCAATACCATGGATCCCAGTACAGGCGAGTACTATAAGATGCGTGCATGGATGGAGAAGTTGGTGAGCATCCCTCTAGGAATTTACAAGGAGATGCCGGTTCGCATTGAGGATGGCAGTGAGGCATGTGCGCCGTTCATGGAGAAGGCCAAGCGTTGCTTGAATGATGCGATCTATGGCCAGGAGGATGCCAAGTTGCAGATTCTCCAGTTCATCGCCAGCAAAATTGCGAATCCGACAGCGAGTGGCTTGAGTCTCTTATTGGTGGGACCTCCTGGCATTGGCAAGACCAGCTTGATTAAGAATGGAATTGCCAAGGCTCTGGAATGGCCGTTCCAGTTCATCTCGCTTGGTGGTGATAGTGATGCGACTACTTACACAGGTCACCAGCTTGTGTACGAGGGCAGCCACTGTGGCAAGATCGCCAATTGCTTGGCACAAGCGAAGTCGATGAGCATGGTGATGATGTTTGATGAGTTGGATAAGATCAGTACTACGCCGAAGGGTGAGGAAGTTCAGAATTTGCTGGTACATTTGACAGATCCGGTGCAAAACATGGATTTTGAGGACAAGTACTTGAGCGGTATTCCTCTTGACTTGAGCCGTTCTATGTTTGTCTTCAGCGGTAATGATATGGATAAGATTGATCGTATTCTCATGGATCGTATGGTTGTTGTGCGACTGAGCGGGTATGAGGTAAAGGATAAGATTGCAATTGCCGAGCAGTTCTTGCTGCCTACGGCACTGCGCGAGGTGAATTTGGTGGAGAAGGTGGCAATCAGTCGTGACATTATCCAGTATGTTCTGGATAACTTCGCAAAGGAGGAAACGGGTGTTCGCGAGCTAAAGAGATGCATGGAGCAAATTGCTCAACGCGTCAATATGTTGCGGATGTTCAATGTGAAGGAGTTGCCCTTTCACATTCCGAACTTTACGCTCCCCTTTGTGTTGAAGAAGGAGCACATTGATTTGTTCTTGAAGAAGAAGGATATAAATGCAGGCAAGCCGCCACAGGGCATGTATATTTAATCAGCGAAATCCCCTTGTAAAATAAATTCCAAGTCTTTTTTCCTGTCTTGCACAACCTTTGGCTGTAGAACAAGTTGATTCTGCTGCGCCTTCTCCTGCTGCTTCATCTGCATAGGGGCGGCCGCAGGCGCAGAAGGAGAAGGCGAAGACCACATACTATCCTGCTGATCTCTGGCGGCCATCATGGCTGAAAGAGACTGCCCTAGCCCACCACTACCCCCCTCTAACACAGGCTTTCCAGATCCACTGCCTCCACTGCCTCCACTGCCTCCACTGCCTCCACAGCGCCCCCCTGCCTTGTATTTATTCATCTGACACTTTGACATTCTATACCACATACAGAATGAATAAAGGGAAACAATTGATCGCCGGATTATTATTGTTCGCCTTTATTTCACTAATTTCTCTGGCTGCAATGTTTTTAATGGCAGAGCCAAAAGCATACAGCGAGCCATTTATAACTAAAAAAGTCACCCGGGTTTCAGATTGTAATTGTCTACCAGGGTATATTCCTTCCAATATAAAATCAAAGTACGATGATGGAAAAATATATCAATATCAAAGTATGAACGATGATGAATCCATTACAAATGAATTCTATTTCATTATAAAAAATTCAATTCGCCGTATTGATTTAAATAATCCATGTGGCTTCCCTTTAACAAAATCTGATGAGACTATAAAATCATTTAAGTATGAAGATTTAACAAAATACCATAATTTCAATAAATACATCAATGCTGTTCAAGGGGGATCTATTCCAATGATTGATTGTAATTATTTTAATAATACAGAAAAAATGGACTTTTATTTTTGTAAAAGCTTATCAAATCCCACTGATAAATCAACCTGTTATTAAGACGTATTTCGGCGATACATAACAATATATGTGCTCGCATCAAGTCGAGGAGCATCAAGAACAATCGCCGCCTCATCATCATAATGTGCCCAGCGCCCTGATACAGGATGTTTGGCCTGGGCAGTGTAATGACCGCCGCCTGCCGATCCGTGGTGGTGAATCGTGGCAAAGAGATCATAGGAATCATTTGCACTGGGCTCCTGGGTGCCAGGATGAAAGACGCGTGTGAAAGCAGTTGTTAAAGGGATATCAACGTGGGTATTAATGCGACGGCCATTATTATCATTCCTCTTTAACACAATAATCACCCAGTTTCCAAGACGCCATAAGCTGTGGCTGACAACTGCCTTTGTCTTATCTTTGCATTTTTCGCATTGATATTCATCGATCGTTTCACCATGTCCTTCGGCGATCATCAGATCGAGAAGATCAGCTCTATCAGTCTTTGGAATACAGACCTTTGTCATATTCATCGTTTCCCAGGATATACTCTCATTCTCACATTTTTCGCATTTCACAGATTTTCTTTGAATTCCGAATAATAATTCCACAAGTGGGCTATACTTCTTTTCAAATGACCTTTTCCAGAAATTGAGCGCGCCCTGTATATCGGTGTTAGAGGGGTTGTTGCGAATTGTCATGCTGACTTCTTCACAAAGTGCTTCATGTATTTGATCGAGAAGAAAGCATAGGAATTCATGGGCGTCGTGGGGAATTGGAGTGCGAAATTGCTCGAAGCCCTCTTTTATTGCAGCGGGTATCATGGCGCCCCAGAATTGCTTAGTGTTCACTTGACCGGTTTCAGAAGACCAGAGGGCTCGTAGAAGTTCGCTATATGATTCGAGGAGGCGCGATTTCTCAGATGATGGCTTATTCTTAAGAAGATCATTGCATTGGCCTTGTAGTATAAAGATTGTTAAATCAACTTGATGACGAAGTGCTTGAATAACTGAGTTTCCATAACAGGTATTACCTATATTTGTGAGACCGACAACACCTTTCTTATCAGATGGGATCGACATTTTGGGGGACTGAATGATTTTACACGGTTTAGATATCAATTTTTGATTTTATGTATAATTATTATGAATACAATGATATCTGGGATTTGATATATATTTATCATCAGAATAATCAACTGCAGGTAATAATCTAATATTTTCAGCAATTGCGAGATTAAGATCTTCTAGTAATAATATTCCATCCTTTCCAAGATTATGCGAAAATATCAAGTATCTACTTGTATTACTCATATTATCTAGAACAAGATATCTTGATCTTTGACAAAGTATAAGTCCCACAATCATTTCTTCTACATGAATTTTTATTTCTTCCTTTGTATACTTTAAAATATGTTTTTGTGGAGGAGTTGATTCTATATATTTCACATTATCATTTAATGTAAGCGATGTCCCATTTTCCAAATTATATTGGAAAGATCTAAGTTGATGAGTGCCAATTGGATAATAGAAAAAACCGTTTTTATCTTGGGGGCATGTACTGACAACACGGATATTTTCATTTTTTTGACGTACTAATTCACGGACTTCTTCAACAGCCCTATAGTCATCAGTTTGTACAAATATAACAGATGGATTTTTTGATAAAGCTAACTCTACATATATGTATGATGGTATAAATATGCTTTCTCCTATAAGTTTATCACCTCTGCGAATAAAAATAGATACATATGAATCCCCTAATTCTAACTGATTTGTAACTTTATCTGCAAGTTCATGTAAATATGGTTGAAACATAAAGACTTCTTTTATAGCATTCTTATAATCAAGAACTGTAAATCTACGATCAGATGAATCATCACAATTTATATCTGGAAGCTGCTTATCTGTTGTATCAAGAGTTGTAAACCAATCATTCCATCCAAGATTATGTAGAAAAGGCCATCCTTCTGACTTAATATACAGCTTTACATTATTCAGTTTACATATCATATACGTTTGTAAAAGTCGAAAAGAGTCTGAGAAGAATCCAAAATATTGTTTACTAAGTTTAAATTCCATAGTATCTTTTCTAACATACAATTTAAGCTGGGATAAACCCGTATGAGTTGTCCGGATATTTGCCATATATATTATGAATAATAATTAGATGGACGAAATTATTATAAAATCTCTTGAAGAATGGAATGGAACAGATATAGTTATAAAAGGATCGCTTGAAGAATGGAGGAGGATGAATCCAAAAGCTACAATAGCAAATATAAATGGTAGAACTGATTTAACTGATAAAGATTTTGTATATCTCAAAGGTATTAAAACACTCTATATGGATAATTGCAGAGTAACAAATGCCGCCTTTGTGCATTTGAATGGTATTCGTCAGCTTAGGATGAACAACTGTAAGCAGATAACGAATGAAGCTTTTGTAAATCTAAGAGGTATTAAAAAACTTCAGATGGATAACTGTAATCAGATAACAAATGATGCTTTTATTCATATTAGGGGTATAAATAGTCTGAGTATGGAGAGCTGCTATGGAATAACAGATACTGCCTTTAAAAATCTTAAGGGAATTCAAGGACTCACTATAGATGACTGTAATCAGATAACTGATGCTGCTATTGAAAATCTTAGAGGTATTAAACATTTCTCTATGAGCAAATGTAAGAATATAACAGATAATGCTTTTGTAAATCTTAGAGGCGTTATATCACTTGAAATGAGTGCCTGTAAACAGATAACTGACAATGCCTTTGTAAATCTTAATGGTATTAAGGAACTCAATATTAATGAATGTGATCAACTAACAAATGCATCATTTGTTTATCTTAAGGGCATTTATCAACTCCATATGATGAACTGTACCCAGATAACAGATAGTGCCTTTGAAAATCTTAAGGGTATTCAGATCCTTGATATATATGGGTGTAACCAGATAACAGATGCAGCTTTTAATAATTTTAAGAGTACTGTAGAGGCAGGTTTATTTAAAATTATTAGAAAAAAAGGCATCCAGTTTCTTTCCATGAATGGCTGCAAACAGATAACTGATGCCGCCTTTGTGAATCTTAAAGGTATCCAGGAGCTATATATGGATGACTGTGATCAGATAACTGATGCTGCCTTTGTCAACCTTATAGGTATTAAGACTCTTCACATGAGTCAATGTAATAAGATAAGCGATGCCGCCTTTATAAATCTTAAGGGAATTGAGGAACTTTCAATTATTGGCTGTAATCAGATAACTGATGCTGCCTTTGTAAATCTTACTGGTATTAAGGAGTTACGGATGAATTTTTGCGAACAGATAACTGATGCAGCCTTTGTAAATCTTAATGGTATTACAAATCTCTTTATGGATGACTGTTATAATATAACTGATGCAGCATTTGTGAATCTTCAGGGGATTGAAATTCTTTCTATAGATAGGTGTAAAGAAATAACTGATGCCGCCTTTGTCAATCTTAAAGGTATTAAAGCACTATATATGATTGGGTGCAATCAGCCAGGAATAACTGATGCCGCTTTTGCCAATCTTACAGGAATTACAACACTTGAAATGAATCACTGCAATCAACCAGGAATAACTGATGCCGCTTTTGTTAATCTTAAAGGAATTACAACACTTGAAATGAATGACTGCAATCAATCTGGAATAACTGATGCCGCTTTTGTTAATCTTAAAGGTATTGATTCTCTATATATGGGTGGGTGCAATCAATCTGGAATAACTGATGCTGCTTTTGTTAATCTTAAGGGAATTAAAATACTTGAAATGAGTTATTGTAATCAGCCTGGAATAACTGATGCTATTTTTGCCAATCTTAAAGACATCGAGATATTACATATGAATGGCTGCGACCAGTTTACGGGTAAAACATTAGATAAACTTGGAAATAAATTAGAAGAACTTCATATAATTGATTGTAGCGACGAGACAATAAAAAATGCGGAAAGAATATATGGTGTAACTATAGATGATCCTATTGTAAAAGTACATAACATAGATAAAATGTGGGAAGGATATACAGGTGGTGACATAAGTAAACTTAATTTTATCTTTGGTGAAAAACCAAATGATTGGTCATTTTGTCCAATCTGTCTTACATTAACAGAACGCCCTGAAGGATGTATGTATATGGATCATAACTGTAAAACGTCTGGAGTAGTATTTAATGAAATGTTGTATAATACATATAGTTTTTATAAAGAATATATTAAAAGTAATGTAGTGTCGTGGTGTACAATTTGCGGACGTATTACCCATAGTCACAATCACCATGAATTAAGTAATTTTGATACTCACAGTACTAGAACTGCAATAATAGATCTAGGGGTAAGGCCAGATCATTTTTCTAACGATTGTATTAAAAATGGCGGTGGAGGACTATTTGAAAAATTAGCACGATTCTATAAATTTATTGAATACGCCTTAAAATTTCAAGATGATGTTAATAAGAAAAGCGAGAATGAGATAAAAAATAAACTTATTAAAGAAGTTTGGAATGCTCCATTTACTGTAGATAAATATAAATTAAGAAATATATGGAAAAATAAAGATTTTGGTATTAATTTAAATAGTTTTCCTAGAAATACAAGTGCCCCTACTAAAGTAAATAACACAGTTAAAAATTTACCTGATATCCCTTTTACAGGAATTCTGCCTAAACTTGTTGGAGTAGGAGAGAATATTTATAGTGCAACTGTTGAGGTTCCACTAATTGAATTTGTTCATACCGATAAAGGTATCACACGAAAACATAGAACATCTGCCGAATTTATAATAAATTACGTTAAATCAAATCTTGATAAAGGTAAATTTACATGTTTTGCATGTCAAGTTCTTTTACATCCTGAAGAAATAAAGGAGTATGTTCAGCCAGTTGAGCCAAAAGTATATGAACGATATAAGAGACTATTTAATTTTACATTAAGAAAGAATAATACACAAAAGGCGGGTAAGAGAAAAAGAATTACCCGCCACCGCAAAAAACAATCAAGGAGAAAGGTATCGAAGAGAAAATATTCAAAAATAAAAAAGCGCACCCTTTAACACAAATGGCCAACTACGAGGTCGTATATAACGTTACCCTATTAGATGATCTTCATAATTACTTCCCAGCTCTTCTTTATGATAACGGGCGATTCCAGAATCTAACCCAATTATTTCACTATGTACGTAATCAAATGAATGCCCGATTTAATCTATACAGTTATGGTGCCTCTCTTGCAAATGCAGGACAGGGACAAGGACAAGGACAAGGACAAGGACAAGGACAAGAACCCAGACGAGGGAATGATGCATCCAGAATGGAACGTACAGTTATTTTGACTCCGCCACACGGTCCTATAAATTCTCCTATCGAAATACCCACGATCTCCGCAACAAGTGCTCTCCGAAATTTGCAGAGTGTTGAAACTTTGTTGGCATTTTTCAATACTGGATTAAATGATACTACGCCTGCAGCCAGAGGGATTCTATCACAGCCTGGTGATCTTTGGACATCCTTTGGTGAACCTGTCGTAGTTCGACCCACACCTGAAGTTATTGCTGCTGCTACTGAAAGAATTCAAGGGTCTGCCTTAACAGAAAATACAATATGTACTGTTTGTCAAGATAATATTATACATTCGGACATTGTCCGACGTATAAGAGCCTGTAACCATTCCTATCATCTAATATGCATTGATCAGTGGTTCAGACGAAGTGTATTTTGCCCTTCATGTCGTCATGATGTTAGAAATGTTAGCACTGCAGCTCAGGGGGTACAAGGAGGACAGGGGGAACAAGACACACAAAATACAGATGCAGATCAAGAAGGGCGTGTAAGTCCTTAGAATATAATGCTTCACTCGACTTGGCACTTACCCTAACGAGGCCTCACTAGGCCGAGTTAGGGTGCCAATTTCGAGGTGGTGTCACTCGCCGTTGGCGCTTACAGTGCCAACTTGCTCGTGAATCCCTCGACTTGGCACTTACCCTAACGAGGCCTCACTAGGCCGAGTTACAGTGCCAATTTCGAGGTGGTGTCACTCGCCGTTGGCGCTTAGAGCGCCAACTTGCTCGTGTCATTAGGAAAGCGATCCACCGTCATTCCATACAACTCAGAAATATCACGCATATGATTCTCCTCCTCAGGCAACAGCAAATTAATGGTGGTGCCCTTGCGCCCATAACGACCTGCGCGGCCAATACGGTGCACATAATTCTCAGTATTCGTCGGCAACTCATAGTTGATGACTAAACTAATCTGCTGCACATCAATACCACGAGCAATGATATCCGTCGCTACCATCACACGAGTAGAACCCTTAATAAACTGATCCATACGACGAGCACGCTCAACCTTCTCTAACTCACCGTGCAGACATGTAATAGGATATCCTTGAGCCGACATCTTCTCTGCAATCATCTCAGCCTTCTGGCGCTTGTTACAGAAGATCACCGCCTGAGTGATATTCAAATGCTTGTAAAGATCACAGATACACTCGAACTTATGATCCTCACGATCAATGTTAATAAAGAACTGCTGGATGCCCTCGAGGCGCACCGCAGTAGGCGGAATCAGAATCCGCACAGGGTCATTTAGAATCTTATTTGCCACCTCCACTACACTATCAGGCATCGTTGCACTAAACAGCGCAACCTGAGTGGTAGAAGGAAATCCCTTCTCCAGAATACACATTACTTGCTTATAGAACAAATCCTCAAGCATCTGATCTGCCTCGTCCATGATTAGTACACGCATCTCACTGCGATCAAGAACATTACGATTCACCAGATCGAATACACGACCAGGAGTTCCAACAATAAACTGAGCACCCTCCTCAAGCATACGAATATCCTCACGCAGAGAGTTACCACCCACTGCCGTCAGAACCTTTACCTTCATATCTGCACCAATCGCAGTGGCCACCTTAGCAATCTGCTGGGCGAGCTCGCGAACGTGAACCAGAATCAACACCTGAGGCTTCTTAATAGCGGGATTTACCTTTGAAAGAGAACCAATAACAAAGGTGCCGGTTTTTCCGGTACCTGACTGAGCCTGGGCAAGAATATCACGCCCCTGCACCATGGGAATAATTGCCTTGCTCTGAATTTGACTAGGGCGCTCAAAACCGTGTGAGTAAATACCACGCAACAGCTCATCCGGCAAGCCCATCTCGTCAAACGTAGACACAACCTTAAGATCAGGGGTAGATTCAATAGCAGTAGAGGACATCTTCTAAGTATTGACGGGCTCGACTTAAGCCGGCTAGTCGACAACAACTTTTATTTGCCTTCTACCTGCTAAAATTTGATATTCCATCTAAGGCAATTCAACGAGTCCCTCAACAGAATGGCAGATGACGGTGAGGATGTGGTATTAGGTGCAGAGGATGGTGATGACGCGGGTGACCTAGATGCTCTCGATACACTGGGTGCCAATGAGGAGTTCTCCACGGATCCCATGGCGGTTCTTCTTCGCCATCATCCTGAGTGTAAGGTTGACTATCGCGAATCCGTAGCACCCAAGATCTCGCTTATGGCATCTCCTCCGGCTGGCATAGATCCCAATCACCGCTCACCACCCTTTCTAACACAATACGAAAAAACCAAGATTATCGGCTTGAGAGCGAATCAGCTCAGTCAATCTGCACGCCCCTATATTGCAGTGCCAGAGTATGTTACGAATGTGTGGGAGATCGCTAAATTAGAACTCGCACAACGTCGTCTTCCTTTCATTATTCGCCGTCCCATGCCTGATGGAAGTCATGAGTATTGGCGCCTGTCTGATCTTTTAATCCTGTAAAATACTTGCAACATCGTAAATATGCCTCTGATGACAGCGAATTAAATCGCCAAATGTATATTGTCCCAAATTTAAATGACTACTTATAATTGTGTCAAAATAGCCGCGGTTTTTTACGTCCACAACTTGCGCCCAAAAAGAGGCCTGCCCATTGTGTAAAAGAAGATGATCTCCACAACGAATCTGTTTAACATGTTCGTTGGGAAGATTACTGGCTGATTGCAGTAATCGCGGGCATTTTATCATGGTTTATTGTATTTTCTGATATGTTCTTTAATGAGTCCTTAGACCGCTGGGGTGGAAAAACTTTTATAGAGAATATTATAATGGAAAACGGTAATTTTATACATAATGAAAACAAAAATATGTGGGTAAGCAGTCGAAACAGTCGAAACAGTCGAAACAGTCGAAAGTCCAGGCGCAACCGACGCGTTAATTTATATATAATATATATAGATGTCTCGCTCACAGCTTGGCCAAGATCTTGAAGTTATTAAATTTTATAATAACAAAGAGAATGGATTTTTTATTGAAATAGGTGCCAGTGATGGTTTGAACTTGTCAAACACGCACTTACTTGAAATGCAATATAAATGGAAGGGGATTTGTTGTGAGCCTATTCCTAATAACTTTGAGAAATTGGTGAAAAATAGACCAAATTCTATATGTTATAAGGAGGCAGTTTATAATCAAAGTGGGCTAACAATTACATTTGATATATCTAACAATTTTGATTTACTCTCTGGTATTTCTGAACATATTGACAAATATAAATCACATGTTGATAATAATAAAACAGTCATTCAAGTTCAAACAATCTCTTTATTAGATGTATTGGACAATGCAAAGGCTCCTTCATTTATTGAATATATGTCATTAGATACAGAAGGTTCTGAATTGGAAATTCTTAAAAATTTTGATTTTGGAAAATATACCTTTGGATTAATCGATGTTGAACATAATTTCATTGAGCCAAGAAGAACTGAGATTAAGAATCTTTTATTATCAAATGGATATATCTATAAAGGTGCAAATAATTGGGATGATATGTACAAACATTCTTCTGTTTGAATCGGTGTTTTTCAATCTTTTAAAAATAGAAGAGTATATTATACTCTTCTATTTTTTTGAACTATGGAGATCAAAAGATCCGAATTCTGTGAGCAGGCTCAATAAACATAGCCGCCTCCTTTGGCACATCAAAGGCCGCGTACCATTCATCAAACTGAGACACGATTAAATTCACGCGCAAATAGGCTGGTGCGTGAGGATCAGTATCTATGGCCGACTCTAACTTTTCTTCGCGATATTTTGTTCTCCATGATACCGCGTAGGCAACAAAGAATTTCTTATATTCGGCCTTAATGGCTTCTGGATCAATGACCCCATTTTTGTGCAGTGCATCTTTCAGCGCTTGTAGAGCAATTCCCAGTCCGCCCAAATCGGCAATATTTTCAGACAATGTCTTATTCCCACTCACATGTTTATCGCCAATTTTCTGCTTATTAAATAAGGTAATAAGATCTTTTGATTTGTGCAGATATACCAAATTATCCTTTCTCGTCCACCACCTTTTTCTTTCACCGCATTCATTAAACTCTTTTCCATAATCGTCAAATCCGTGGCAGATTTCATGCCCTATGACTGCACCCAGACAACCGTAATTCCAGGCAGGAGATTCGTCAACTGAGTAAAAGGGTTGTATACAAGATCCATAGGGAATCATTATCTCATTGCTTTCATTGAAATAATAGGCATTCACACGATATATTCCCTCTGACCAGTACTTATATTTCTCGCCTGTACGCATAATCATCCCCTGTAAATAATGTTCGCCAAGAATAAATACATTTTTCAAAAGATTCTTAGGGTCAAGTGTAAAAGGAATGAGTGGTGGCCAACTATGCGGCCGAACTGTTTCAATACGCATGCATGATATTTTCTTAATGGCGGCGAGACGAGTCTTATACTGTAGCCACTCTATGTTCTCAACTCTCTCTTTTGCTGCGTGCACAATGGACTCGGTGAACGTATAGATTTCACGAACAAGGCGCCCGTTGCCGGCCTTCTCCCAGAAAAGACGAGAAAAATCGTCCTGCAAATAATCATAGACGATTTTCACTAGAAGTTCGTTGCGCGGCATCTTCGATTTCTGGCCGACCAAGACTTTTCCGAAAAAGTCAAAGTATAAATCGTCGAATGGTGCAGGTAAAAAGACCAGAGAATTCATGATATATGTCTGGGAAAGATAGAGTTTCCAGTAGTCAATTGGAATTTCATGAATACATCGGCCAATGTAACGAAACCATGGTGCACTAGAATAATAGAATGTCTGGGATGACCACCCCTCGACACCGAGAGTTTCGAACCAGAGTTTCCACGGAATTCTGGGAAATTTTTGGGGAAGTTTGGAGCCCTTGGTTTTTGTAATCGTGTCCCTCCAGAGTATCTCATTCTTCAAGGCCATAGTTTTCTCCAAATTAAAAATTCTGGGCAAGCTAGGCATTTCAAATAATTCTCCCAACTTCTTCATCAGAACTCTATAGGGGTGGGTAATCTCATCACGACTGTAATAGGAATGATGGAGACCAGGTGCTTTCGTATCAATAAGAAAATGAACAGTCTTATCAGGCGCAACATAGTTCTGCAGCTTCAATATACTAGGATATCCCCTCTTACACAATTCCGCGAAATGAATAAAGACATCATCAGGCGTTCGAATACATTGCACAGACTGTAAAATATTCTTTAAGAATTCGACACTATTGCCCTGCACTGATTTCTTAAGACATGAATCTGCCAAGTCCTTATATATTCCAGGTTTTTTATGCTGCTCATCTATAATTTCCTGCGTTGTCTTCAATATGCATCGTTCGGCTTCTTCGCTTATGCCGAAATCATTCTCAAATCCTGGCATTTTTACCGATTTCATCCAGTCACCGTTGACCCAGGTATAGAAGTCATCACCTATTTCAGGGCTATTATGATAAGAAGACTTGGAAGCAATTGCTGGAATAGGGATGCGGCAAAGCGTGCTTTGGTTCTTCCTTCTTTTTCTTGTCTCGCCCATCTATTACTTTACGACACATTTCTGTCCAACATCTGCGACGAGCGCGATTATTTATGGACATTAGCTTCATGCGATAAAGTTCGTGGGATATGGCGAGGACACTCATTTTATTATCGGGTGTGCTTTTCTTTGCATTAACTTCCGAACACACCTTTAACACAGTTGCATGATATTTTTAGCTCATTAAGTGACGAAAAATACGAAAATGCCGGGAGCTCATGTGTATGAAAGCTTGGCGATTACTGAGTCCAGCGCTTACCACAGTTCAAGCAGTGGATGAAGATGGTCATCGGCTCATCTGCAGACCGGGTCTGGAGCTCATAATAAGTACACTTGCGCATCTTACAACCGTTGCACTGCCACTTGTTAGTAGCACGAGAGAAATCGCCCTCAAGCTGGATGCGTTCCATCTTTACCTGCTTGTCTACCATACCCTGCCACTGTTCAGGACACAGCTCATAGTAATTCTGTTTAACAATTTGCTCAAGAGTTAGCTCATTTGTCACATATCTCTCCCACAAATTCTGGTTCTTGATGTATGAAGAATTATCAAGATTCCCAATCACCCTTCTTGCACAGGCTAGATACATGTCAGTAAATACTGGATTTCCCCATGATTTGCGGACATTATTCTTATTTGCCTCCTCAAAGGTGGTATCATATAGAATCTTCTCCAGTCTAATACGAGTTTCCTCATTCATTGATTTGCTAAATGATTTGTGAATGACCTGAAGAATCTTTTGGCGAATTGGCGAGCCGGTTGTATCATTATGCTCTTCAATCTCTGGTTCTTCGACAGGGGCGATAATCAACTTCTTTTTTGATACGCGGATAGGCTTTTCAATAAGAATGGGTGCAGCCTCTTCATCATCATACTCGTCTAAGTCATCAATTGCATCATTCTTCTCAGATCCGTCATCATCAATGGCAGCATATTCCTCTTCCTTTTCGGATTCATCATCTGGAATGACTTCCTCAATAACCTCCTTTTCCTCATCTTCATCATCCAGTTCCTCCTCATCATCACCTTCAAGCTTTGTGGTATAGAATGTCTCATAATCGGCAGTCTTGAGAGGCACGGGAGACTCGTAGGATACAGGAGAACTGGATGCTAAGACTAGAATATCTCCGAAATATGTGACACCCTCGAGAGGAGGGGGCAAGTGATGCTGATTTTCTTGGGCAGCCTTTCCTTCCAGATAACCGAATAAGAAGAGAGTTTTTTGTTTGTATGCATACTTTCCAAGAAGAGCAGGGGCTTCCTTCTTTTTTAGAGCAGTTGCAAGAGACTGCGCAGTAACTGACTTTAGTTTACCTTGTCTAATCTCGCCCTTTTGTCCTAAAAACACAATGGGAATATCAACGGCCATGGTGAATATTTGTTTGCTTAAACTCTCGCATCAACTTTTAGGCAGGAGTTATGAATATACTTCGGAGGACTTGGGTATTTTCTGAGGGGCAGTCTAACTCTTGGTGCATATGGGACCTGGGCGATGAGATATGGGAACTGAAGAATGAGATTCTTAGACATTTCCGAGTCGTCTCCCGTATTCTTTTATCGCCGCAGACTCTTGAAGAGACTGTGGAGATTCTTTGTGATTGTCCGATTCCATTGGAGGCAATTGAGCGCAGATCCGCAGGAGTTGGATGGATTGTGTCAGAGGAGATTATTGGCGCGGTGAAGCGGGGAGAGGTTCAAGAAATGGGGGATGCGAAGGAGAAGATCCAACAACCTGTTCGTCATTATCAACAACCACAGGCGCCTTCGGAAGTGTCATCTGGACTTGGGGTTGCAAAGCATGAGAGGCAGAAGCAGAAGAAAGCGATGTCTGCATCGTCACCTTCCCTGTTATCAGTCTCATCACAACCGGCTTACGAGAAACGGAAATCTCAGAAAGAGAAACCGGTTCAGAAACCAAAGGCATTGTTGGCTGTTTCTTCCAAGGAAGACAACACGATCGAGCAGGGGTCTCAGTCGAGTTATTCTTCACATGCATCTGTTTCTCATTCTGCAAATTCGAAGCAGCTTTGGTCGTCGCTTTCTGAGTGGATTCCGTCGTCAGCACTTTACCAGCCATCTCTACATTCACAGGCGTTTTTAGAAATATCTGAAAAGCCTATTCACATTTTTGTTTCTCCGACAGGCAGTGCAGGCAATACACGCAATGCAGCCAGTCATCAGCGTCGCCATAATCGGCCGAAGCAGCTTCCTCTCCTAATTGTTTAAAAAAGCGTTTATTTGTTTTATAACACAGCAGATGAGTGGGCGCATTGTAACATCGATTTTCGTGGCACTCCTGATCTTCGCCATTTATTCCTGGTATTCAACTCGCACAGCAATGGAAGGCTTTGATATAAACAGTCAGCAATATGCTGAGGCCGAGGTGTATCATCCCCCACCGCCTGCTTTAGAAAGAGCCGTTATACCCGCAGGTCCTAATGCACCGAATCAGCTTGCCTCCCCCAATGCCCCCGCTGTAATCATGCGCGAGGAGAAGCCATATGATCCGCAGGCCGAGACGCACGAATCCGCTAAAATTCCTGAGCGCCTAAGACACCCTGAGAGAATGTATAGTCCCGGGCTCGTAAATGATGATGTGCAGACTGCTGTGGCCGCTGGAACGGCCAGTTATGCGAGTAGTCTTACACAGGATGCGCATCAGGTATTTGGCCCCGAGTTTGCACAGAATGGAAGTATTTTTATGGATGGCGTGATGGCTAATGACACTGAGTTAAAGAGTGAGTACTCGTCTGTCTAAAGCTCTGCCACGTGTTAACTAACAGTATGGAACCTAGTCTCCGCTCAAGCACTCAGCGAGGTAATGAATGTAAAGTCCGTAGAACTGATCCGGCTGTCCACGAAACGACCAAACGATTCGTGGAGAGCCTATGTCCTGATATGCGTATTAGTCAATATGCTGATTTGAATTTTGCCGCAAAAAAGATGGAACGTGATCTCTGGTACTGGTTGGAGCCAGTGGGAGGCGGCCGTGTGGGATTTCTGGTGTTTCGCCCTGGCCAGCCGGCTATTTGGATTGACGAGCAGTTCAAGCAATCCTATATCGTGCAAATACGCACGAGTTCCGCGATTTACCAGAAAACCTCTGTTTTCATTGCCAGCCTTAACAAGACTGATGGTCTTCTGCGCATTGAAGATGCCTGGATTTACGCAGGCAAGTCACACTTAGAATCCCCTTTTACACAGCGTTGGGATTGTGTTCTTGACTTCTTCTTTGATTCGTACAAGGAGGATTTGAAATTGCAACAGGGATTGCGCATTGAGCCGGCGATTTTTCATAGTTTGAGTAAGATTGACGAACTGCATTTAGCAAAATCTGTCCCGGCAGTCCTATTTGCGCAGGGAGAATCTGCGTTTCGTAGGCTTCGTGTGCAGATGTATAATGAATTTTCTGCGGTTACGCCAAAAGCTCCAGCCTCTATTATCTCCACAGCACCAAAATCAAAAAAGAGTCCTGGCTTTGCTGCTCCTATGTTTGTTGATGATACTCCCGATCAAAACGGTTCTATAGCTCGTATTGTAGCTCATGAGGAGTATCCCGATACCTATAATATATGGATTAATGGTGTTAAGAAAGGATATGCGGCTGTTCAGGATCTTGCGCTAAGTCGTGAGCTGCGTAGTGCAATAAAAGATGTAAAAGAGTTGCTTGTGAATGTGGCTTGGAACGATGAATTCAATATGTATGAAATCCTTTCGCGAGTCTAAATAGAATGCCGAAGAGGAGCAACAGGAGCAAGAGAAGCAAGGGTAGCAAAAAAGTGAAAAGACAGGGCGGTGGTGGTCTTGGTGGTGGATGGGGCTTTACGGCTGCACCCTTTGGTGGAACTGTGAACAATCCTATTGCTTGGACATCAAATGGAAACTGTAGAATGACTGATCAGCGCCCTGGATTTTTGACCAGTGGATATACGGGTCCCAAGGGTCTCCCTGGACTGTCTTCTATGTCTGGTGGTGCCACGCGTAAAAACCGCAGAGGTTATCGTAAGAACAGTCGTAAGAACCGTAAAAATCGTAAGCAGGCCGGCGGCCGCTACGGATTCGGCGGCGTCGATGGCACAGTGATAGGTCCTCCTTGGGGTGCTGGGTTAGCTGCGACTGCGCATGTTCCTTGCGAGGCGAGCCGCTCACCTATCCCGCCCAGTGGTGCCGATGGCACACTTAATAAGATTGGCAGCTATCTCTGGGATGCTCCCCATGGCCCCAAGAGTCCCATTGGCCAAATGGGAGGTGCTGCACTAAATCTATCTCCCGCCTCTCTTGGCGAGGGAACAGGTTCTCCCTCTTTAACGGAACAGACTGCTGGATACACTCACCTTCGATCAGGTGCTGATATATTTCCCACCGCCGCTGGTACACTTTCTATGGTAAATGCTCCTGCAGCTGGTCGCTTCATGAATCCGGCCTGTTTGAAGACTGGTGGTAGACGCAGAAGCGGAAAAAGCCGCAAAGGCCGTAAAAATAAGGGTCGTAAGAATTCTAAGAAGAATCGCAGTCGTCGTAACTAATCATCCATAATCATGCATCCTGCCTGAAATGACTCGACCTTATGCTCTTTAGAAGGTTTCTCAGGTTTATTTTTTGAATCCACAATTTTGTATTCACAGCGTTTATAATACGTCCTCCGCTTGAGCCATTGATTCTGGTAGACATCGTGACTGTCCACAATGTCTACTATAATAGGCTCCACTTCCCGCTCATCTTTCCGCGTTCTCAAAATACGCCCCGTACTTTGTTCAATCTTCTTTCGCGGCGACGCCATAACCATTGTATTCAGTGTCTTAATATTCATCGCCTCTGATGCCATTGCATATGTACCCAAGAGAACTTGAGCCGTCCTCGCACCTTCCTCTCGCACATCCTCTTTCATCCCGCCAATATAATACCCAACCGTCGTACCTTTCGGCAAGCCGCGCTCAATCCTCTCCAAATGCGACTTGCGCTCACTCAACACCAAGATACGCCGCTTCGTCTCTTTTACAAGATCTGCCATAATTCCATCAATCGCCTCATTACGCGCTTCACAAACTACAACCTGGGTAAGAAGCCGAGCCAGAATTGTCTCACCTTGAGAATCTACAGGCACTTCTTGGTACGCCGCATCATCAGTATCGAAATCCACCTTTTTCACAATCACGCCAGGATCGGCTTCCCGTTTCTTTTCCCAGTACACGGGCTTACCCAGAAACCATTCAAACACTTTTGTCAATCCGTCATCGCGTGTAGGAGTTGCAGATAATCCGAGCATATATTTGGTCTGAACTTTGAGAAGTGCACGGCTGAAATGAGCCGCTCCAAGATGGTGGCACTCATCAAAGATTGTTAGACCAAATCCGCGAAATTCCGTCTCCGTAAAATCGCGCGCTACTAGAGTCTGAATCATAGCAATACAGCAATCGTAATGAACAACTTCAGGCGTATCACCGATATCCACACCAGCATCTTTGAGCCGCTTCACAAGCTCGTCTTTCGTGCCACCGACTTTGAGACCAGCATTCTTTGCCATCGTCTTCAGCTCAGGCAACGTGCGCGACTTTGGAATAATAGTATCAGAATTAATCTGTTTCTTGTTTTCCTGGAGAATACCTATCCGAATCCCAGGCATCAGACTTTGAAGTTCTCCGCTCCACTGTTGTAGCAAGAATTCCTTATCGACCACAATCATAAAACGTTTCTTGAGGCGGGCAGCAATATTGATCGCCATAAAGGTTTTTCCGCGACCACATGGCACACAGATCAAACCATTCGAACCGGCTTCGAGAAACTGATTTACAATAGCGACCTGGTAGTCATATGGTTTTCCAACAAATGTGAGACTGTCCGATCCTCCCCTAAGATCATCACCATCAACCAGAATATTTGCATCAGGATTGCCAAATCGTTCTTGTGCCCACATACGTGGTATGTATAGGCGA